ACACATCTGGCGAAGTGATTTCGTTGAAGGCAAGCGGCACAGTAGCACATGGAATTACAGCGGAAACTGAGACAGATACCTTCGGTATTCTTCGTACAGTTGCACAAAACGATGGTGGTGTGATGCTTCATGGTTTGACCGAAGCCACCGTTGGTATGTTGCTTGTTGTTCGTGTTACGACTGAAGATACGACCAAAGCCACATCGGCAACCGGCGCAGTGATTGTACAAGGTTCCACCAAGTCAGGCGTTTCTTCGGCTGCAATGGGTGCTAACGCTAACATCATCGTGTTTAGGTCTGCGACAACAACTCGATTTATTCTTGATGCAGATGGAGACTCGCATCAAGATGTTGGGACATCCTGGACCAATTTTGACGAGCATGATGACGTTGCGTTGCTCAACAGTCTCTCCGCGCACGTCACTCATATTAATGACCCGCTCCGAAAGTCGTTTGGGCGCTGGTTGGAGAGCAGTCGAGATGAACTTCAGCGACTAAAGTTGGTGACTTTCAATGAAGATGGTCACCACTTCGTGAATATGAGTCGATTGGCGATGCTTCATACTGGCGCGATTCGTCAGCTTGGGGCGAAGTTGAACAGAATCGAGATGGCGTTACAGAGGCTTTTACCAAGTGAAGCATAGGCGGAGTAAGTACCCAGGTTACCTTCAACTAGGCAGGGTGAAATCTATGCGATACCTGTACCTCGACGACAAGGCTGGGCTCAAGAATCCTACGGACACCTACGAGATGATTTATGATGCCCTCTACAACGCCCCCGGAGGATATGAGGGACCGAACGAAACCCGAACCATCTCAAGGGTTTTTGATAAACTTGAGCGCATCGGTATTCCAGTCAGACGGAACAATCAGGACGTTTACGAACTGGCCACTGCGAGTAACGTGGTATGTCTCGTATCACTCGAGGATGCCGAGTTCACGTTAGTAGAGCGTGTTCTCAAGAGTATGCGTTGGACAGGCCAGTATTCACGCAGAGCGCAGGAACTTTACGACTGGCTCGAACGGTCGCCAAGGGAAGAGCGGGCGGCGGAGGTACAGCCAGCATAGGAGACGAAATGGGGGAGGATGTGTGCCTCGATCCATTACGGGAGAACGGCCGACGTAAGGAAGATCATAACCTTTTCGCTCGTTTAGCGAACTTGGGCATCCGGTATCATTGGCTTGCCACTTTGCTGTTCGCTTTCTTCTTGATGTTAGGTTTTGGTTTCAGAACGCCAGCACAGGCGTTTGCGGACCTTCGCGCGCTCATAGATCATGATCGTGTAGTGGACTCACTTTCGATCCGTGGTATAAAGGATCGGAACGAGCTGGCAGACAAAGATCGTAGAGAAATGAGGAACCTGCTGGAAGCACTGGTAATCATGCAATGCAGGCTGAACACAAGGGTCTCGCAGGACAACCGGCTACCTTGCCGGAGACTTTTCAGGGAGTGGGGACTCGAATGACGCCTCCTGTGCCGCCAGAGAACGACATCGGACCATTGTACAAGATTTTCGGTGGTATCTTGGCGTTCGGCGCGCTGGTGCTCTTCTACATCAAGACAGGACAGGGACGCGACCTTTCGATGGTCGATCTGTTCATGTTCCTGATCATCGTGCTGTTCGTGCTCGCTCTGTGGCGACCGGACAAGTTCGACGCCGCGATGAAGGCACTCGCTGACAGGCTTCCGTTTCTCTCCTACAAGAAGGACTGATGCCGAGCTTCGGTGAGGAGAGCAAGAAGAACCTCGAAGGCGTCGATCCGAGACTGGTTCGCGTCTGTGAGGACGCCATCAAGATCATGGACTTCAAGGTTCTCGATGGCGTCCGCACGGTCGAAGAGCAGAAGATCAACGTCGCTCGTGGTAAAAGCAAGACGATGAACAGTAAGCACTTGGTCAATCCAACGACCGGGTACTCAGAGGCTGTGGACCTTGCACCGTATCCTGTGGACTGGTCAGATCAAGAAGTGTTCTGCGTTTTAGCAGGAGTCATGCGGGCTGTCGCTTTCACACACGGCCTGGTTCTTCGATGGGGAGGCGACTGGAACAGTAACGATTCAACAAGGGACGAGAAGTTCAGGGACTATGGACACTTCGAGATCAAGGAGTAGACGATGAGGAAGATGCTTTTCCTGCTCGGCGCGCTTGCAGCCTGTAGCGGCAAGGAACAGAAGAAAGCTGAGATAGCAGCCGACAGCACTCCTGCTATCTCGATGATGGCTGTGCCGAAGAAAGATCCTGTGGTCACTTCTCTCGGCGCGACGGTCACGCTCGCAACCGACACAACGTTGCGTGTCATCAGTACTTGGGGATACAAGACAGCTCCACCGATATTCCCAGACAGTACTCGGGTGAAGGTTGGTCTTGGTCAGAGTCCTCCTGTCGCGGATAAGGGACATTTCGTTATCTGGCCACAAGTAATAGATACCAGTTTCGTGACGATCAGCGCCTATGGGACGATCACAGGATACACCTGCGTAGTTCCACATCGAGGAACAACGTGGGGTGCTCAGACTTGTACAAATTGGACGTACATTCGCCTTGAGCCTCCTGTGCCTCCGTTCGATACAATGACAGCGAAGGTTGCAAGCGTGATCGTGCGTCCGCAAGGCGTTCAGGTGGATATTGACAGCAACACCATCGGGCGCGGAGCTTGCGCGACATGGCAGGCAGCCAACCCTACCAAGTCAGTTTGGGTCAAGGTCAACGTGCAAGCAGTTCCTGAGTGTACGGGCGCTGCTGGACACCCCATCGTGGCTCAGTTCTGTGCGTTCTACGTTTTGACGGACAGTTCAACTGGTATCACAACGAACGCTGGTCAGCCGGGCTTCGCTCGGTATGAGTACTGCAAATCGCAGTACGATCAGTGGTTAACAGAGAGGGGAGCATGAGTAAAAAGAAAAAGGCAATGCGCCCGAAAGGTAAGCCGGCACAGAAGCCGAAACCACAGAATCGCAAGCCACCCAAGGCGTATCATCTGCGGGGGCGATAATGCTCGAAAGAGCTTCGCGAGCTTGGATGCTCGCGGAAAGTTTGCAGTTGCAAAGGGAGCTGTTGTCGCGCATAGCGATGATTGGACCAGGAAAGTCCCTGCTCGATCATCATTCTGGAATGCTGCGTCAGCGGATTCTACAGTACGCGGCACTTCTCTTGGACGATGGACGGGAGTGGTTCGTTAATGAGCAATCAGAACGATCCAAAGAATATCACGCCAGAGAGAAAGACCTCGGAGATTATTTCCGAGGCACCGGCGACACATCTCGTCTTGGACAAGTCCTTCGTAAGAAAACTGAAAAAGTCGGATACGACCCCTTCAGTATTAAATACGGAACTCTGCATTGCGCAGAATACGGGAGCAGTAACGGTAACGGACTTTCTTGAAGGGGCAGAAGGGCAGCATCTTTACATTCTCGGTGATGGTTTCACGACGGTAGCTGACAACACAAAGATCTTCACAAACACAGGAGCGAACAAGCTTCTTGCTACTGAACTGTTCTACCACTTCATTCGCTTCGGTAGTGTTTGGGTTGAGATTGAGGATCTTGATTCAGGAGGAGGCGGTGGTAGTGGTGTAACATCGTTCAACAGTCGCACTGGTGCTGTTGTACCAGCTGCTGGTGACTACGATGCTTTCTACTATACAGAAAGTGAAGTTGACACGGCACTTGCTGGTAAGTCAGACACAGGACACACTCACGCTGCATCTGCCATTGTCAGTGGCACGATGGAACAAGCGCGTTTGGGTTCCGGGAGTGATGGATCGGGCGATCACTTTCTGGCTGACGATCAAACATACAAGTCCGTTGGCGATGTAGCGGCGGGAGACTTTAAGAGCGCACAGCGAGCGCAGATATATTTCTATCGCGCAACATCGTCAACCGTTGGATCGTTAGGTTGCATTAACTTAGCAAACGGGACGGTTTCGACTCCGGCAATCGCTGACACAGATAACATGACTCGAACGTTCCGTCTCCGCATGACAGGGACGACTGGATCGGGGCAAGTTGTAGGAGTTAGAAGTAACGAAACATTATTTATGACTAAGCTCGGATTTCGCTTCCGTGCGATTTTCGGGCAAGAGTCGAACATCAGTGACTCTCGTTGTTCTGTTGGGTTGGTGAGCACTACGACGCCACTCAACAGTGATATGAGTGGTCAGACAGACCTTATCGCTTTGGGTTGGGAACAGGCAGACTTGACCAGCGGTAACTGGTCTTTGTTCTACAACGATGGATCAGGATCAGCTACCAAGGTAGATACTGGACAGGCGCGAGATACATCATCGTTGCTTCGTTTAGAGATGGATTCGGACGACGGTACAAGTGTTACCGTTCGCCTGTACAACTTGAGCACAGGCTCGTTAGTTTACAGTGCAACAATTTCGACTAACTTGCCGACAACGACGACAGCGATGCGCATTAATTTCCAGCTTAGGAATGAAGTGACTGCGGGTGGCACCGCGCCAATCTTTACGTTCGTGATGTGTTACTGCGAACACGGCCCAACGATCTAAGGAGTCGCAATGGCCTACACACGCTCCTGGAATGATGCGACACCCGCAGGCACGAGAGCGGCGAATCAGATCGACGACGCCATTCGTGAGTTCAAGGTGGACGTTCACGAACGCATGGATGACATCGTGGACGATTGGACTGCCGATCCTGTCGTTCCGCAGGGCGCAGTAAGTGGTGCGAAGGACGGCAAGTACCTCCTGTTCGGTCCCGGTATCATGGTCGCACAGGATGACGAGAACGACGTGGTTCACCAGGAACAATACTTCGAGAATGATCCTTCCGCTTCCAACAAGACAGCGAGAGGACACATACTCCTTCCTATCGGAATCACTATTGTTGAAGTCGCAGCGATGGTGGATAGGAACTTCAATTCTGGTGTACGCGTAGTGTTCTACAGTTCAGAATTCACGAACGGTACTCCGGCAGCGGTTACGGTGATCGACACACTCGATAAGACTACATCGGGTGTAGGGATCGTGACGTCAGCTGCACCACTCTCAGTGGTAACAGACGAGAACACGCTCTACATGATCAAGCTCAATGCCACCGCGCATCTTGGCGTGGCTGGTGTCAAGTTCTACGGGTTCCGTGTCAAGTACAACACACCGGACAGCAGGTTCACGATCTGATGCAATTCAACAATCTGCGCCCTTGGCCACAGACTCAGCGAAATAAGGCTGCCTCGCGGATTCCGGTTCTGCCAGGCAAATCCAAATTCGTCGAGTCTCGCGTCAACCTGGGAATGATTACCATGTTGGACCCGGCAGATATCGAGCCGGGGGCGCTGCAGCTTGCACAGAACGCTCGGTGCAGGTTCGACCGTACCCAGCGTAGGCCCGGCACCACCCTGATGACCCCAACGAAGCCAAACAGTAATCCGGTGATCGGACTGTTCTTCTTCAAGAAGTCTGACGGAAACACGTATTACTTCCGGTTCACTCGTAACTCAGTTCATAGTCGCACCGCAACGTGGGATGCGTACTCGGCTGGCGTGGGCGGATCGTTGCTTGGGAGTGATACGGATTATATCCAGGCCGCTGTCGTCTTGGATCGCTTCGTGTTCTCCAACAACGGCGTAGATGTTCTTCAGGAACTGGATACAACAACAGCGAAGTATCAAGCTCTTGGTAATGCGCCAGAATACAAGTACGTGACTGGTTTTTTCAATCGTGTAATCGGCGCGAACTTGGTCGGAAGTGTGCCCAACGCGGCCCAGATCGGATGGTCGGGTGAGAACGATCCGGATGAGTGGGACCCACTCGTTGACGAGACTGCCGGCTCGACTCCATTGGTGGAATCGCCGGGTGATCTTGGCGACGACATTTCTGGTGTATTCGGTTTCACCAACGTCTTGGCAATCCTACGAGAGCAGAGTATCTGGCTTGCTACGAAACAACCGATACCGACGTTCCCGTTCAATCCTTATGCAGCTTTTCCTGGAGTGGGCTGCAATGCCCCGTATAGCGCGAAGATCACGGCGAACGGGCTCACTTGGGCTGACCGTCGCTCTGCGACGATTTGGCATTACACTCCAGGGCAAGCGCCTGAGCCTATTGGCAGGCCGGTTGAAAAGACCCTGATGGACGCGATTGACGATGAGGAACTGGTCTTTGCCTCCTATGACCCAATCCAGAACGAGTACACAGTCTGTATTCCACAGGCCACCGGCAACGTGGTCGTGGCTTGGACTTACAACTTCAGAACGCAGGCATGGACAAAGGATCTATACGAAGGCATCTCGATCATCAGTGATGCTGACCTTGGTACCGGAGTCTTGCCAATCGATGCGCTGCCGGGAACCATCGAGTCGTTGACCGGAGACATCAACAGTCTTGGTCCAGCTGAAGATGTGATTCCATCTCGAGCATTCGGACGTAGCGATGGCGAAATCATCTTGCAAGATGACGACGCTACAACCGATCCATCGTTCTCTAGTTCAACAGGGACGTATGATACGGTACTGCTTTCCAAGGCGTTTACGCTCCCGACTGACGACATTTACATTGCGGAAATCAGGATCGAGCTGATACCGATCGCAGGTGGAACGTTGACGTTGGAATACTCGAAGGATGGTGGAGTAACAATCGCAACACCAAGTAAGTCGAAGCTGTTCACTGGTGACAAGATCGGTAAGTCGCAACTGTTCCGTTGGACGAAGCAGATCAAGACGCGTAGATTCGCATGGAGGCTGTCTGCGTCGTCAGGACAATTTGAGATCATAGGGTATGAGGTTCACGTTTACAAGAGTGGAGAAAGCACAAAGTGACGACTACACTTTCCAGCGAGCCGATTCTCACATGGACCTGTGATGAACCGGAAGGCCCTGTCGAGAGGGCAGTTTTTCCGATGCAGTTGACTCCAGAAAACCTCAAGGTGTTCTGGGAAAAATCGAAGAACTTCAAGTACATCTTCGACAACTCAGTCAACGGCGATTTCAAGAAGTTCTGTGAACTGTTCTTGTACGCTGGACCTCACGGTGAGTTGTGCAGTAACGGTCTGTTCTGGATCGTGGACGACTTCGTAGGCATCTACTACATGACGAGGATCGTTCCGAGCGTGGATGCGGAGGTACACTACACGTTCTTCGACCGCCGTCATCGTGGCCGTGTCGGGCTCACGAAGGAGATGCTCAAATACGCGTTCATGAAATATAATTTCCGTCGTCTCAGTGTAGAGATTCCACTGTACGCGACGAAGCACGCTTTCGAATTCATCACCGCCTTAGGCTTCAAGAAAGAAGGCAGAAAGCGGAAAGCTGTCTGGCACAACGATGACTGGTTCGACGTCGCTCTTTTCGGCATCCTCAAGGAGGAAGCGCTTGTCAGCTAAGACGAAAGAGATTGGAGGGGGCGCTGCTGTTGGACTTTCCAACGACGTCATTTCCGGTCTCCAGCAACTGCTCAACACAGGTGGTCTAGGCACAGCAGGTAGTCCTGACGCGGCAGGAACCACTGGGGGCGTCTTTGGTGTCCTGAGTGATATTCTCTCTGGTGGTGGGGGGAAAATTGGAGGCTCACTCAGTCAACTCCTGAGCAAGCAAACGGAGCGTGACGTCAACGCCATCCGCGCTCGCTTCGGAGCATCAGGTGGCGCTGCGTTCGGAACTCCAGCTGCGTTTGCTGAGAGTCAGTATCGTGCAGAAGCTGCACCACGAGCTGCTACCGCGATTGGTGAGCTACAGCTTCAGGCACTGGCGCCTCTGTTGCAGGGTGCTTTCGGTCTGTCACAACTCGGTATTGCTCCGAGACAGCTGGTGCAGCAGAAGTCTGGTCTGGGACAAGCTCTCGGTACATTCGCACAGATCGGTGGCGCGGCGCTTCCGTTCCTCACTCCATCATTCAGCAGGGGTGGAGATGGAGGCGGTAACGGGTTCATAAGCGCAGAGAGTCCGTCGTATAACAATCGTCCCGGTACTTACTTTTACGGGCCACAATAAT